TTCAGTTTCAGCCATAGAGCGAGCCTCGCGCTCGATGGTTGATTGCAGAGTTGACAACTCGCCCAACAGGCGGCCGCGCTCTTCTTTCAATGCTTTAATTTTATTCATTTGTTTTGGTTTTTGTTTTAAAGGTTTTCGTATCTTAATAAAGCCAATTTTAAAATATCTGCCGCCGCTTGGCTTTGTTTTGCGGCCTCGATTTCGCGCTCTTGATCACGCAAAGCCATCACGCTGCGTGCGTCGGCCTCGGTCTCTTCGTAGGCGGGGTAAGTAACGGGGGAAACATCATACAAATCCTCAATTACTTTAATTGTACGCTTGCCCATTGTGCCGTATTTGGTGGAATCTGCCCAAGTTTGCTCCTTGATGGTGAAAGCAAAACTGCTTTGAGTAATATCTCCGCGCATAATTGAACGCACTACGCTAACGTGTGTCGGGTTTTCGTAATCAGGGACCCAAGTATACTCCAAATTCCCATCAGCATTCACAAATACTTTGCAAGTTTCTGCCTTTGTACGGCCCAAAATTAACTCGCTTTCGTGATTGAACAGACAACGGATGTCGTAATCTTTAGACAAAGCGTAATCAAATGCCCCTGGTAGTATAACTTCCTCAAACATACCCAAATCAGTTACACTGTTAACAACGGCTGCAATTCCGCCAATTTCTTTGGGCATTCCATCACCCACGGCCCTAACGTGTACGGATCCAGTAAAGGTGCGTTTTTCTTGTCTCATTTTAAATGTTTTCTTGGTTATTTGTACCGCTTGGGTTGTTGTTTTTATCTGCTGTTGCCAAAAGTTGCTGAATCTTAGCGTCCATATAGGCATCAATTTTAGAGGCGGGCACTAAATTGCTCTCAATTAGGTACTCATCGCCGCCATCAAAAGTATTCACATCTTCCAAATCTCTCGCCTCATTTCTACTCAACCAACCGCCGCGGATTCCTTTATTGTAAAAATCAGCGCGATCATTGGCAGAGGCACGCAAAAGACTATTAAAGTTGTATTTAAAATAATGATCTACCTTGTCGGTTTCGGTCAAAAGTTTACGGCGCTTTTCCTCTTCGATGTTGATTGCGTAACTCATCAAAGTGCGGCTGTAAAAATCTTGGTACTCTTGCTCTGTGCTTGTTTTTGTGGTTGTGTTTGCCCCAATCATTGACGCAGGCACTCCAAAAATACGGGCGATTTCCTCAACGTCATATTTTCGAGTCTCCAAGTACTTAGCCTCATCGGGCGACAAACTCAAGCGCTCCATTTTTACGCCATTAGGCAACACCGCACTGCGAGCCGCGCCATCTATAACGTCATCAAGCGACTGTTTTAGGGGTGCTGCCTGTTCAGGCTTTATCTGTCCCTCGGCGCTTAACAAAAATTTAAGCACTCCGTTTTTGTAAACTCCGGCATTTCCCGAAATAGCCGCCAAATCAATACCCAATGTCTCAGCGTGTAACACAATCGGCGAAACACCCACCAAAGGATTATCCAAACACATACCCTTGTAGTGCAGCATATCGCTCGCGGCAATCATTGGCGGGAATCCTTTTGCAGTTACTTTGTAAAATAATTGGCCATCGCTAAGCACTGGCGTAACGTAATCGGGATTTATTGGGTGCAGCTCAATAGGCAAATACCGAGCATCTCGATTGATAAACGCGTAGGCATTACCGCGCAAAACCAATGCGCCCACCATATAGATTTCAAAATCATATCTTGTTTGATAAGGGTTTGGTTCGTTTAAAACTACAGTAGCGTAATTATTAAAAACAACGTCCTTTCCTTTTGTGGTTTCCCGGTAAAGTTTCAAATGTAGCCCCGCGATACCATCCGAAATTACACGAACGCAAGCGTGAACCGACGCAATACTTAAGGCTGTGCGCGCGTTAATTGCTTGGCCGCTTTTTGTTTGGTACCCAAATACACTATTTAAAGAGTTCATAAGCCACTCCGAGGGCGCCGCTAAACTGCTGCGCTTTTCTACCCCTTTAAGGCCAAGAAGTCTTTTTAAACTAAACTGCATAGGGCGAAAATAAAACTACTATTTCGTAACATTTACAACTATTAGGGGCGATTTTTGTCAAGCCATCGGCTTAATGTTGAGCGAAAAACCTCATAATTTTTAAATTTATTGCGATCAAACACAGCGTAATAGCGTGCCTCGATTTTATCGTAAGCCTCGCGATAGGTCGCAGAGTTTGGCAGCTCTTTATAGTATTCCTGCATAAAGCAATCAGTAAAAGTTAACCACGCGTCGCTTTTCATAAAGGTACAAACCAAAAATCCGAATTTATATTTTTTGCGGCCTCCTGCATACAAGTGCCCAAAGCCATTACAATACTTACCGGGCCATCAACTTTATCGCCGCTTTTGGCCTTATCAATTTTAACATTTCCCGCAGGATCTGTGCGCAGCATAATGTTGCCCATTTGCCATCTTGTTACGGGATTCCCGCCGTGATTTATCTTGCCTTCCTTTACCAATCGCTCCAGCTCCATAGTCGGTGCCGACATACTCACAAAGCCCTGCCCGAATTTGTACATCTCAAATCCTTCATCTTGCAACTCGATTACAAGCTGCGAGGCGTTAAAGCGGTCAAATGCAATCTCTTTAATCTCATATTCCTGCGCGAGCCTGCAAATGTGGGCTTTTATATAGGCGTAATCCGTTACGTTGCCCTCATTTACAATTACCTTGCCATCAGCCACCCATTGGCGAATGGATTGCCCAGCTGCGTCATTCCTGCGCTTTACATTTTCCTCGGGCAAGAAATACCAAGATTTTACAGTATGGGTTTCGGGCCAATATAACGAAAAAGCGCAAAAGTCCCCGGATGTTGCCAAATCGAGCCCGCCATAACATTGCCCAACAGTTTCGCCCTCATCTGCGCAATTCATCCAGTCGCTGTCGGAAATCCAAGTTAATGCGGTGTCGGTCCACACGTTCAATAGCTTGGTTTTGAATTCCACCTCTTTACTTGCAAATTCCTTAGCCTCGGTAAGCGCTTGCTCCAATTGTCGCGGATAAACCGAAATTCCCCAGTTAGGATTTGCTTTTATCCAATTTTCGGGATCTGTCCAATCGTCGCCCTGATCAAGTGTGTAAATCACAGAAAACAGCGAATCGTCTTGAATTGTGCCATCCAAAACTTTTGTGCAGTATTGTCGATGTTTAAAGCAAGGCGCCTCTTTGTTAAAGCCCGCTGTTGTAATGGTAAACAACAACGGCTGCCGTCTTGCTCCCATCGAGTTGCGGATTACGTTATAAAGCTCATCGTTAGGGTGCGCGTGGTACTCATCAATTACCGCCATGTGGGTGTTGAGCCCGTCCTGCTTGTTTGGATTCCACTCCAAAGGCTTGTAAAGACTTTGCCCATAAATGATGCGCCGATTGTTTACTGAGTTGTTGACAGTTACCGCCTCACTCAACCAGGGGATATTTTGGCACATTCGCACCGATTCCCCGAAAACCATCATAGCCTGATCTAATTTCGTAGCTGCGCTGTAAACCTGCGCCGCTGGCTCATCGTCAACCAACAGGCCGTAAAGCATAATAGCGCTCGAAAATGTCGACTTTCCATTTTTTCGCGGGACTTCAACGTATGCGCGAGTGAATCTACGCAAGCCATCGCGCATAAATCCAAAGATATTCGCAACAATAAACGCCTGCCACGGCTCAAGTATAAAGTTGCGCCCCGCGTGTTCGCCTGTGGTGTGTTCTAATTCTTGGATAAATGTAATCGCGTGCTCAGCCGATGCCTCATCAAATACAAATTCACCCCCATCACGATCTCGCAAATAACGTGCGCAGGCGTTCTGCACGTGCTTACACGCAACTACATCGCCATTAGTTACCGCTATCGCGTAATCGTGGTAATTCACTAATTGCCTACAGATACAAAATGTTTAACAGCCTGCTCAGCAAGTTGCGCATTTCTGTAAATTCGCGGCTCATCACTTGGCAATCCATCGCCGCCGCAAGCGTTCCAACCATCGCCCTTATTGCAGTACACAATAAAGCCTTGTCCAACTTGCTCAAATTTATACTCTGCGGTTTTAAATTCTACGTGTGCAGTTTCAAATGCCTTTGTACTAACTGCCTTTTTAATTTTCTTTTCCATTATGCGGATTTTTGTTTTTTCAATAGTTCAAGTTTACTCTGTGGCTTTACGTTGCCAGTTTCAATTTTTGCCCTAGCGCTCGGCGTTATACCAAAAAGCTGCCCCATTTGTGTAGCCTGCTTAAGCGCTCCACTTCGCACCCCATACCAGGGATTTACAACCTGATCGCCGAATCTATTAATAATTACAACGCCCTCCTTTTCTGTCATTTCACAGGCTGCCTTGTACAATCCCAACTCATTGCAGTAACCGGCAACCAAACCCAAATCAGCGCCCGCCAATAAATTGTTATTTAGCAACTCTTTGCAAGTAATATCCCAGTAC